CCACTACCACCATTAGTAATGGTTCCTGAGACGATAACACTACCAGTAACAGTAATGTCTGCGGTAGCTCCATTACCACTTCCAACGACATTTGTTAAACTTACATTAGTATATGTATTTGGTGCATATCCAGATCCAGGTTGTGTAATAGATCCTTGAATTCCGTCAACATCGAAAGAAATTTCAGCATCCTGTCCAGTAGCAGAACCAACCAATCCAACAATAAAACTACCAACAGCAAAATCGTCGCCTTCTGTTAGAGTAGTTCCAATAAATGAATCAACCGTGATGTCCGCAGTTGCTCCTAACCCAGTACCTCCAAGCAGAGAAACTGATGAGAATAAACCAGCATCGTAATTTTGTCCAGGATTTGTAATTGAAGTAGTCTCTGTGGATAAAGATTTTTTCTGAACTAAAAGATCTTTAAACGAAACTACTTGAGACTCTCTTAAATCTATAATTCTCTTTGATCCGCTAACAAAACCAATTGATTTTGCTGCAGGTTTGTATAAACCAAGAGTGTCATCAGTAGTAAATGCTAATGATGGACCTGTTTTTGTTCCATCACCAAGTTTAAGAATACCTGTAGAAAGATCACTACCACCAGCAGAGATATTGAAAATCTGTGTTGCGATATCATTAATCTTCTGCCTTTGAATTTCAAAGGTATCAGTTCTTGCGACGTTAATTGCTGGCATTTTTTACTAACTCTCTAAGTAGGGATTTGATTTCAGAGATTTCATCCTTCAACATATTTATGTCATCCAACGCGGAATTCAACTGCATTTGTTTACGTCTAGATTCAATAGCGGAGTCGCTATGATTCAAGATAGCACCTGTGGTCTCGTCCCTGACAAGACCATCATGCCCTTTAACTTTTAGGTAACCCATACGCGGAAATTAGAACGCTGCTACTGCTCTGATGTCTTGTACTTTAGGAACGTATGCAGGATCATTGCCCTTCATAACAATCTTAACAGCAAAAGAGGAAAACTCAGGAAGATCTGCTACACTGTAAGTAATATCTTGATAAGATTCTTGCTTTTCAATCACGCTAGAAATACTATTCTCTGGAGTAGCAATTTCTAGTTTATCGGGTTGACCATTCTCATTGAAGTAGATCCAATCAATATCTTCAAAGTTTTCATTGCTAGATGCTTTCTTAAACTTGTAGAGAACTTCTACATCTTCAAGATTTCTAACATTTAAAGTTAGATGTACATCAATTGCAGTTGCTGCGTTTGCAATAGAAATTTCTTTGGTGATATACTTAGCAACAGAGGAACTGTTCTTAGAGGTGCTCTCAGGAACAAATTCAGATCCATTGGTGTATGTCATAGTACCAATTTCCAAGAAGAGAACTTCATCCGTTGGTTGGTTTGGATATGAAACAATATCACCTACACGGAAGATATCAGCGACTTGATCATTGACAACAGAATTTCTGCTAAATGATGCATTGTCTTGAATTCTTCCATTGAAGTCTCCAGCAATTGGTTGAGTATCTGTTCTCAAAATCAATTCTTGAGTTCTATCATTCCAAAGAACTGTTTTACCAGTAATAATATTATCATAGGTTTCTGTTGGTGTAGAAGGATTTCTAGCAACAATAGTTGATGATTGTGGAATAGTTGTAAATACCTGAATAGGATTGGTATCGACTACTGCGCGTGGAACATCTTCACCATTTACAGTTTCAATTAAAGTTGGTTGATTACCAAGAGTAATTCTCTCTCCTCTCTGGAAGAATTGAGATGTCTTGAGTTTGACCCAAACAGTATTTCCATCAACCTTAGCAATCTTTCCAGATGCTTTAGATGTAAATCCTTCAACTGACTGATCATTTTGAATTGTAATACCAGTAATATTAGAAACAGTGAATGAATAAATTGGATAGAATTCTACAATTTGATCTCTTCTACCAAATCTATCTTCCGTACCAGTTGATTTCTCAATTCTATTTGTAGATGTCTTAACACTACATGTAGAAAGATCTACAACTGGTGATAAGTGAGAAACTGTAGAAGATAATTGCAATTTATAAACTAGTGAGTTATCAATATCATTGAGAGTCTCATTAATTGTAGAAGCAATAAACTTCTGGTTAGTAAAGTAATGTGATTCATTGAGGAAAGTCTTTTCATAATCACTTTGATCATAAGAATCAAAATTAACTTTATTGGCATCAACTGCAATTACATTTGTGGTCTTAACCATTGACTCTAACTTTGTTCCAGTGAAAGATAGATATTGCATTTGAGGATACAAGGTTTCATACTTTCTATTGTAAGAAGCATATACTTGGTCTCCTCCACCAACAATATTACCAGAAGCAGAGATGGATGATGTGATATCATACGTATCAATGCCACTATTGGAAACTTGGAACAAGGTGTTATTGAGAATGTCTGCAGTAACTCCACCTGTCTCTTTAGCACTTCTGTAGAAGACATAAGAATCTCCAAGAGACTCAAATCCATGATCTCTATGATTTACTCTAATAACATTATTGTTATTTCTAAACAATGTGGAAGTTGCACTGGTGCTAGCATTAGCAGCAGTTGTAAATGGATTCTTTCTCAATAGTTCATAACCAAGATCTTCATTAGTGAGAAGAAGTTCAGCAGTTCTTGAAATATCAAACTCTGCTCTATACATCCTAAACTTAATATCTTCAAAGTTATCTTCAGTCCAGTTCTCCGTGTTCTGTGATCTGTATACAGAACCTAAAGATGGTTGAGTGGTGATAACGGTGCTAGTAGCAATATCAGTTTCACCAAGTCTAGACACCCACATCTCATAATCAACAGAATCGGTCTCAATGGCGAGAGCATACTCTGTATCGTTCTGTAGATATACGGGGTGATCAAACTCAAAGTGAGTTGGAGTTGTAGAATTGGTAAGACCCTCAGAATCGACCGCTACGCCCATTCTAACTGCAGGTGTATCAATTTCTATCTCTGTCTCGATAATACATCCTCCAGCGCCATTACCAACACCTCTGATGACTACAGAAGGTGCTTCTGTATATCCAAAACCAGATAAAGAAATTTCTGCATTGTAAACCTTACCACCAGAAACTTCTACTTTTGCTGTTGCAACAGAACCACCTGGAAGTTGTGGACTTTCAATATTAATGATTGCACTATTGTAGTTTGAACCAGGATTGACAATCTTGATATTTGAAAGTTTTCCGCTATCTTTTGCGATTGTCAATACTGAATTAGTTCCTGCGGTATTGTTTGCAAGAGTTACAGATGGGATGATTAGAGTCTCATTTGCATTAAATGAACGACCATTATGGTTATCAAGAACCATAGTGTATACTTGCTCATTTGTCAGTAGGTATTTGCCAGAAGATGATGGAACTAGATCAACACCGTTCTTATCAATAATCTTAGCAATAGGACCACTAGCAGCAGAAGTGGAACCAGTAGCAGTTTCTCCTTGAGTCACATAAACATTTCCGTTAGTGAAGAACTTGAGGAATGTATAAGGAGATAGAACTTTTTCTGTTCCAGGAACAATATTCTTTCCTGGTTTGTCAGAATCTACATTTGTTAGGTATACTTTAACAGGGATTCTATTACTCTTCTTACTAAAGAAGAGATCTAAACCAGTTGTAAATACTCCACCTTCGTAGTTTTCAACTTTGAAAGTTTGTGCAAGTGGATTGGGTCTTACAGGATTATCAGTATTGCTATCTACAAATTGAATACCTTCATTTGCTTTGAAGAAAGATGGTTTGGTAGAAACAATAGTTCCAGGGTTTTCTGGTAGAATACCTGTTGCGTAATACTTAACTTCGGCATATGTATCTACAGTTGCCTTATCTTCATCTGTAGCACTAGAAGTAAATCTGAATGTTTTAACACCTGTTGAGATTTTTACTTCCTCTCCAGTTGTATCATATGATACTGTATTTACATCTCCAGTCCAAGTAGCATTTTCTGTAGGTGGTAAACCTGCTGGAATAAGAATAATTCCACTAGCATTACCATCATCATCTGTTGAGACAGTGCCATTAAAGGCAGAAGGTGAATTACCAGCAACTCCAGTAAATCTCAAGTCGGGATTGACCCAACGACTTACATCTCTTCCTTCTAAAAATACGGTAAGTTTGGTATTTGGTTTTAGTCTTCTAACAACAAACTTGACAGGGACACTTCTAGCAAAGAATTGTAGAGCAGAAGAAACAGAACTTCCTCTTACAGTCTTAGTTTGTACACCCTTAGCAACATCACTGTTGTTAGGACTAATATTGGAAGAACTTGCAGTAGATGCTAGTTTAACGGTAGACTGTGCGTCTTGACTATTAATACTTCCTAGAGAATTAATAGATGTAAATGATGCAGATGATCCAACCCAATTAATTGTAAATGAGTTGTATAGACTGGAGAGACTCTCTTTGATATCTTCCTTAGATAAGAAAATTTTGTAAAGGTCTGTGTTAGTGTCAACAACTAGGGGTTCTTCGCTGGTGTCATACCATTGATCAACATCTGGTGAAAGTGCAGCATCACCAACATATTGTAGAACTACGAATGGATTTGGATTTAGAGTCTTAGAAGCAAAACTATTTCCAATAAACTCTAGACTTTGATATGGTAGAGTTACAATATTTGAAGACTTCTTATATCCAGAAACAACTCTCTGGTCTTCTCTTGTATTAACTTCCTTCAAGATAAATGAATCTTCTTTTGCCTGAGGACGCAATACTGCTTGCTGAGAATCAATAGCACACTTATAGTCTAGTGATGATAGATTACCTGTTCTATGTGATTCAAAGTTATCAACTAAGAAACCAGACTTAAATCTATCAAAACCAATCTCGTCCTTGACTTGCATATTTAATGCCTGTTGCTCAAGAACACTTAAAGTAGTATAATACTCAAGTCTTTCAATGCGCTTCTCTAATTTACCAATATCGCGCATTGTATAGCGACGATTATCAACAGGAGTAATTCTTACATCTTTGCTATTTTGTGTGAATGCAGGAATGTATGCATAGAATAGAGGAATAGCATCATCAACAGGATCTGGTTTAGATGGATTGAGAGAAGAATTTCCTTCCTTAACAATGAAGTTGCCATTCTTATTCAAGAAGACACCATCAATTCTATCCAAATATTGAATCTGACTAAATGATAGAGTATACTCTAGATTTACATCAGACGCAGGACTAGATGCGATAACAGCACCAGAACCAGCAAATGGACCTACTGATCTTGCAAGAGATGCTTCGTCTTGGAATCCAGCAACCGTTGCTGTAGTATCTACCTTAGGTCTGAAATCCAGAACGTTCTTTAGATTGAGGATACCATGAACAGATGAGTTGAAAGAAGGGATCTCATCTTCTGTTACACCAGCTTCATGAATATAACTGTCAATTGTGCAGAAATCTCCAACAGAATGCTCGAAGTAGTCAAATGCAATAAGAAGTTGTCCACTTGTCTGTTCAAATCCTGGTTTGAGAACTAATCTCGAAACATCATATACAGTGTCTCTCTGACCGT